CCTCACCGGGCAGGGTGATTCCCTTGCGCGCCTTAGATACCCAGGCATCGAAGCCCTTGGTGTTGGCATTCAAGAAGACGTCGATGCTGCCGGCTTTTGCCATGCCACACTACCCCGAATTCGCCGTCTTCGCTTGCATCGACTCCGCCCACGCCAACAGTGACGCCGCTACGTCGTCTCCTGTCTGCTGTTTAACGATTCGCGGCATGAAGTCCTCGACATTAAGCCGCTTGGTTCGATTGCCGCCGTTGGCCGCGTAGATCAAGAACGCCACTTGGGCAATCTGTCGAACCTCGTCGCCAAACGGCTCCTTCTCCCAATAAGCCTGATAGCCGCGAAACTCACGCTCTGTCATCGAGCGCTTGAGTTCCGTGACCGTCCGGCCCATCACGAGAGATAGTCTGTACCAGAGTCGCTCTCTGGCTCCGTCGAGCTTTTTTTTAACTCCTCATCTTCCTCGTCGTCTGCCTTCAGGCCATTGATGCGTTCGGCGATTTCGTACAGCCGACGAATGACAGCGAAGCTCTTCTGCCCCAGACGCTTGTATCCGTCGCCTGGATAGAGCAAGGTTCCGTCCGCATCACACAGAAAGTGATGCAGCACCCACGCCCGCCAGCTTGAATCCCGGCGACTACCGCTCGCGATCTTTTGGAGTCGCTCGCTGATTTGCTCAACGGTGTACGCGCTCTCGACGCGCAAGTAGACCGTGACGCCCCATTCCTCGACTTCCACGGCGACCAACTTATTGTCATTGGCCGCGTCAATTTGTTCTGCAAGACCCATTAGCTGCTAGCGATGGTGACCGCACCGCATACCTGAAGTGTGACGTTGAGTTGGTAAATGCTGTCCACGGTGACGGCGCTGCTGGGGTCAAACTGGGAGATGATTCCTTGGAAGTTAATGAACTTCTTTGTTCCCGTTCCAGCGGTGTTCGCCGGCAATTCGATCTCGTGGAAATACTTCGTTCCGTCCTTAAACACAGTCCAGATCGTGGTATCGTGCGATGCCGCGTCCGGGTCCCAGTTCAGCGTCAACGAGACAGAACCACCACTCAGGATGGTCGATTCAAAGTCGCGCCACGTCATCGACAGGTCGGTCGTTTCGACGGTCCCCATCTCCATGCCAGGCAGAGACACACTCACGATTTGCGTGATGACGGTCTCGCCGGTGTCCGCCGCCGAAGACATGCGAACAATCGTTCCCTTGCCGCGAAATACTGTTGGCATGTTTCACCTATGTTGGAACCGCTTCCGCGCTCATTACCATGAAACGCAGCACGCGATGAAAGAAACCATTCTGCCCGCCCATGCGGTCAGACTCCCAATTCGCCGCATCGTCCTCTAACGTGATCCCTTGCGTTCGCAGCGTCGTCAACAAGCCGGAGTAACCAACCAACGCCAGGCGGACTTGCTCTGACACGTTGTCTCGGTCAGTCGTGTTTCGGCTCCAGATATGCACGTCTACCGACACGTCCGCATATCCCGCTGCGCCGCTCAAGTCGTGTCCGTGTACTGTGTCCGGTGACGTAACAACGATTGCTGGATAACTACCACCTTGCGGGCTCTTCTCTTGCAAAATCCGCTCGGCAGGCACCAGCGACGTTACCGCCGATGTTGCCGCCAACTTACCGCGAATTTCGCCGAGCAAACTCATTTCAATTCCGTTTCGATCGCTGCTGCCACGTCGTTGCGAACGTCGTCGATGACTCGCCCCTCAGTCGCCTTGTATGCCGGTCGCATATACGGGATTGGCTGCCAGTCCAGAATGTCTCCATACTCCAATGCGAACGGGTAATAACCCTTTTCGTCAGCAGGAATCCCGAGTTCCTGCCGCGTACCAGTCATCACCTTAAACGAGATTTCCCCTCGATTCCGTGGCTTCGCTACTCGCAGCTTCAATGTGTCGCGAAGATGCTTCCCGCCTGGCAACTGATGTCCGTCTGCATCGACTGGCACCAGCTCTTTGGCTTTCGCCAACACCGTCTTTCCGCCTTTTCGCATCGACTTGCGAAGATGCTTGTTGCGCAGCTTCTTCGGCAACTCCGCAAGCCGCTTTAAGAGCGGATCGACTCCAGTCACCTGAACTGCGCTAGGCATTCGCCGCCCCCTGCGCCGTCGGCGCTTCAACCCATTCCGTCACGTACACGTCCAAGTAAGTGCCGGAGCTGTCCGGGTCGTCTGCAATCCGGTCGATGTTGAAGTAGCGATGCTTGTCTCGTCGCTTATCCAGGAAGTGCAAGCGATGCCGTGGCTCTAGTGTTTTGTTGAACCGCATCCGGATCATGTGGTTTGTCGTGGCTTGCACCTGTTGAGCAAGGAACAACTCGCGTCCGCTCAATGGCTCGATGCTGGCCCAGACGGTTGTGATGTCTTCGTAGTAGGGGTCGCTTGCGCCGTCGGTTGGGTTTTCGATACGCTGCTGGATGGTCAGTTTGTGCCTGAGTGCGCCGGCTCCGCGTTTGAGGTGGCTCATCGGCTGCCGCTATACGCGCCCCAGTTTTCCGTAATCAGCAGCGACTCGAATCCCGGCACTTTGGCGATGGTCGCTCCCGTCACTGTCGGCTCGCGTTTGTCATTCAACTCCGCAGCGAGCAACAGAATTGCCGCCTTGGTGTTGAACGGAACCGCGTCAGGCGTGGCGTATCCGGCCACAAACGTCACCGTCACCGCGTTCATCTGCTCACGCGTCGATGGCCAACTCAACCCGAAGGCTGGGCGGATTCTCGCCGGTGTGCTGTAGATGTCCGCTAAGTAATTACTCCCCGAAAGCGTCTGCGTTGCGCCGTTCGTATCGACGTAGGTAATGCTGGTGATCGACGTGACGTGCGCGATGCGTAGTTCGATCTCTCCGTAGCAGCCGTCGTAGGGGAATCTGTCCAGCCGCAGCACGCAGGTCTGAGGGATCAACGCCGTGGCGTACTCTTCCTCGATGGCCCGTCGTGCCGCTGTTAGATAAATCCCCAGGTCATCGTCGTCTTCCACGCTCTTGACGTGCGTTCGCAAATCATCGACCGAGACCGGCTCTTGCGAGTCCGCGACAACGGTGCGAGTTAGCGAAGGCATTGCTAGTTCAAAATGACGTGAAAGGTTCCGCTCGTGACACTGCCGCCGTTGGCGATGACGATCTTCACGCGGTCATTCGCCGCACAAACGCAATCCTCGACCGGCTCACCGCCTGATGCGTACAACGAAGCAACGCCAGCCGTGTCATGCGTTGCGGCTCGCGGCAGCACGGTTGCTGACGCATCGACATTCAATTGCGTCCACACCGTTTGCCCAGTCGCCTCCAGCGTGATCGTGAAATCGACGCCGTTGGAGAAGTTGTTTTTGACGTAGGCGATGGAGTGAATGCGCCCGGTGACGACGGGCGTATAGGCCGTGGCCGACCCATCCGACGCCGTCGTGACCGAGACTACATGCCTTTCGACGTAGGACATTTACGCGTCCACCGTGTACTCGATTTCGACAACCGCCTGGCCGGCTGCCGTAGCCGCCACGCCGGTATGCCTCACGAACACCGAAGTCCCAGCCGCAACAGCGCCAGCCACGATCGTCATGGCGGTTGTTGAGCCAACCGCTTTCGAGTTTTCGTAAGCCGTCGCCGCCACGACTTCAGCACCGCCGAGCGTGACACCGATCTTGGCGTTACCAGCCGCCACGGTCCCGGTAGTCGCATCGACGTAAATGATGCGAGCCGCGGTAATCGTGATGGCGCTGGTAGGCGTCATCAGCACGTCGTCAATCGTCGTGCCGCTGCCGTTGTCCAGGTTGAACCACACCGAACGCTTGGAATGGCGGACCTGCTTGCCGGTGATCGAGCCACCGCTTTCCACGGTGATGACGCCGCCGCTTTCGACGACGAGTGCATCGCCGCCTTGGGTGCGCCTCACCTTGCCGTTGTAATCACTCACGACTTGACCTCCGTTGGATTCAGTTGTTCAAGCCGCTATTAGGCAGTGCCGGCGATCGGGCTGACCGTCAGTTCGCTCGCACCGACACTGGAATGCGCCGTGGTCGGAACCTTGATCGGGTCGTAAAGAATCGCGGTGATGCTGTTAACGACGGCGTTTTGAGTGCCACGATCCACCCACGGGCGGACGTATCGCGTGGTGGGACGGTAGATGTCCATCACAACGATCTTGTCGCTGAGCGAATCAGCGACCGACAACCCGGTTCCGGCCAAGTCGTCGGTCGTGGTGGTCGGCGAGCTGGTATCGAGCCCGCACGCCTTGACGGTCGTAACTGCGCCGGAAGTGATGGTTCCGAACGCGAAGATGAACATCACGCCGTTGTAGCCTGACGTATCGACAGCCGTGGCATCGGTGATGTCGGAAGTCCCGGCAGCAACTGCGGTCTTGCAGAGAATTTGCTGCGTTGAATTCAAAAGATCGGACATATCAAAATTCCTCGGTTGGTTGTGCTGTTGACTAGGCCAGCTTCACGCGAGCGAAAGCCTCTTCGAGAACCGGCATACCGTCCGATTCAAGCCGCGCGATAAAGCCCACTTGGCTGTTGCCGGCGTAGAGTTCGTCGAGGCGCTGGAATTCGAGTTGCAGCGAATCGGCGATGTAGTAGAAGGAGAAGTCGCCGATGATCCCGACGTAGAGCTGAGACGTGAACGTGCTCGGCGCGTACTCGCTCATCAGGTACTGGACTTCCAGAATCGTGTCTGGATTGCCAGCCAGGCCGGCTTGCCAGAGGTATTGGCCGTTGCCGTCCTTCAACTTGCGGATGTTGCGAACCGCCGTGCGTGAGAAAATCCAGCGGCAGCTCGGGCTCATCTGGTATTGAGCCTTGAGCGAGAACTTGGCGTTAATCAGGCCGTCGGCCTTGATCTCTGTCGTGGTATTGTCCGTGCTCACGTCGCGCCCGGTGCTGATACCGTTCGCCGATGCAGTGAACACACCCAACGGCTCATCAGAGCCATTGCCGTTGAGGTAGCCGTTCTCGCAGGCGATGCCGAGCTTGTAGCCCAGCCGCTGCATGACAAGTTGATCCGCCGGGAACACCGACTTCCGCAACAGAGTGCGGGAAATCTTGATGCCCTTCGTCAGCAAACTCGGCTTGAGAACGCGCTTTCCGGTGCGGGCCGAGCTATCCTCGGAGTACGCGCCGACTTCCGGGGTCCAGACCGCATCGCCGGGATCGGTGTCCCACGAAGGCACGCCGACGCTATCCGCATTGGTGAGCGGAATGACGGTCGAGATTTGCCGCATGTAAACCCGGTCATCAACGAACTTGATGAGCTGGTTCACCATCTGCTCGGGCAGCACAAGCGTTCCGCCCTGAATGGCGGTATCCACTTGCATCGCGGCCCGCTCGTTCGGCAACAGCGACTGTTCGCCGTTGATGAGGAACTTGCTGAACGCCTTGCTCATGGCGTAGCTGGGCAGCTTCTGCGGAGGCTGTTCCTCGGCGTGCTCTTTGCCCTTCGCCGGCGTATTGGCGTCGGTCTTTTTGCCGGGCGACTTGGTGAGGAACTCTTCCATTTCCGCGAGCTTGCCTGCCCGCGATTCGGCGTTCGCCTGCGCGGCGTTCGCCTTTTCCAAGTCCTCACGCGCCTTATCAAAGGCGTCGTTCGCCGATTCCCACTGGCCGATTTCCTCGGCAGTCAGGTCGCGGCCTTCGGCTTTCGCCTTTTCGTTAATCGCGATCGCATCGGCACGAGCCTGATTAACCGCCTCGCGCAGCTCCTGAATCGAAGCCATAACCCTGTCCCCCACTGGTTACGCCGGAACCAGCAAGGCACAGAAACGCGAAAACGCACGGTGCGCTGGCAACCGGCAAAGTTCAAAAAAGAACCTTGCGAGTAGCTCAGCTCGCCGTGCGTGCTGGAGACTACGTCACTCGACTTCGCGTTCGTTCGCCGTGCGAACTACTGACTCGTGGAGTGCATAGGTTGGAAAGTAAGTTGTTGCGGCAATTGCTCGCCGCACTTGATTTATACCCTAGGCGGATTGAGTTGATTGATTGCTTCGTACTACCGTAGTACGGTTTTTTTGCCAGTGCTTCGTCGGCTGCCGTGGCGATTGCGCCAGTGGAATCGTGACGATGTTCTCAGTTGGCGTGAAACCACAGGCGCGGCAGCGGATGTACCGCTTACGCGTTCCCTCGATAATTTTGGTGGCATAGACGTTGAGGTACGCCTTGCACTCTGGGCAGGGATCGCCGGCGTTCATTATCCGTCCGTGAATTGAGGTTTCAGGTTTGCCTTCGCTTTCAGTAAATCGACTGCCGTGATTTCATTCGATTTCCACTCCCCGCAGCACATGCTTGGACGAACCAGCGGGAAGCAAAACGGCAAGTCGCCGCCTTCCGAATCATGCGATCGGATCGGACGTGCGCATGGCGGAAACCTACGACACTGCCCGTCGATCGTTACAGGGTGGTAATACAGGCAATTTCCGCAACCACGATTCTCCATCACACGGCCTCCATTTCTTTCAACCTGTCTTCCCGCTCAGACGCTCGCAAAGCCGCCACACGCGACTCGCGTTCGGCCTGCCGCTTCTCGGTCTCTTCGTCCGTCGCGATCGATTCTGCCGCAACCTCGACCAGTTCAATGGCCCCCACGTAGGCGGCGTGCAATTCCCGCTCGACTTCCAACGCCGCGGCCTTGCTCACCGGACGGCGCACCGAGCCGACCATTCCGCGGAACACTTCGTCCAGACTCATCACGCCGTCTACCATGCCTTCCGCTTCGGCTTCCTTGCTGTTGACGACTCGCCCTTGCCCGAAGCCGTTCCGCACTGCCGGCGTCCGCACGCCACGGTTACGCGCCACAGCCTGGATAAAGTCGTCGTAGAACGCATCGACGCGACGTTGCATCTCGGCACGGGCTTCTTCGTCCAGTGGGCCGTAGGGATGCCCCTCGGTCTTGTATCGCCCTGCCGAAACCATCGTGGTCTTGATGCCCATTTCCTCCAGGTACTTGCTCCAGTCCTCGTGAGCCGACCAGACGCCGATTGAGCCCACGTCACCGGCTGGAGTCACGACGAACTTCTCAGCCGCCGAGCCGATCCAGTACGCCGCCGACGCCGCCAGCGAATTCGCAATCGCCACGACTGGCTTCTTACCGCGAGCCTCGAAAATCTTGTCGGCCAGCACGGCAGTTCCGTACACGCTGCCGCCGGGCGAATCCACGTCAATGACGATGCCTGCGATATTGTCACTCGCAAGCGCAGCAGAGAACGCCCGCCCGAATGCCTCGGTCGAGGTTCCCCACCAATCGCCCTTTTGGGTCAGCACGCCAAAGAGCGGCATCACCGCCACGGTCCCCGATACCTTGGGCATCGCCGGCTTGCGGGCTTCCTCGCCCATCGCTTCGGCGAACAGCACCGATGCACGGTCCTGCCACAGCGCCCAAATATCCCCATGCCGGGCCAGCCAGTTCAGTTTCTCAGCGTTCATACTTTCCGCCGGTGCCGGCGCTCCCCTGTGTTTGCGTAAAGCACGCCCTGCGGCTCTGCCACCCGTGGGCATCCGTAGAGAATGTGCAGGTGTTCCATTGCTTCATCAATCCCGACGCCTGTTGATGCGGCAACCCAAAGGTCTTTCGCAGCTTCAACCAATCCTTGTCGCCTTTGTTCCTCCGTCATGCAGCGACCTCGCTCAACAAAGGATCAATGATTCGTGTTTGCCAGCCGGCGACACACTTGGCCACGCTCGCCGCCAGTTCCGCCGCCGATACGTCAGACGCCTCCACAACCGCCAGCTTTGATTGTGCGCAATGCTCGGCAACCAGTTCACTCAGCGGCCGGCAATCTCCACAGACCGCCTTAACGCACGCCAGCGGCTTTTGCAGCACCTTCCGCATCCGCTCCTCGTGGTCCGCGTAGAACGCCTCGACCTTATCCAGGAAGCTGCCGGGTTGTTTGGCGGCTCGTTCGGCAGCGTCACATTCCATCGCCACCATGCGGGCGACGGCTTCGTTGAACACGTCTAGGGCAGCGGTGCGAGCTTCTTCGTCATCGTCTTCTGGATCAACCTCAGCGGGTGGCGGCGTGTTGGTCGGAATTGTTTCGACAACCTCCGGCTCGCCTTTGACGGCGCGTTCCAGCGTGGTCATATTCAGCGGGACGAATCGAGCCTTGCCTTCCTCGCCGCCGATCGGGTTGCGGTCTTCGATTTCCGCCCAGGTATCCAAGTCCAATGCACCGTTCTGGAATTGCAAGGCGAGCCCCTCGGTGCGGGTCTTGAAGTCGCCGCGAAGCAACGCATCGAACAAGTGCTTGGCGTAGTAAACCTCTTGCTCTTTCGGCGTCAACAGCTTGCGCCAGACCTCTTGTTCCCAGAGCTTTGCGTAGGGAATCAGCGAGTCGGTGACAGCTTCGATAGCGCTATGTTCAATGTTTGAAAATGTAGCCCGCAGCAAATGTTGAATCTTATGCGGAGGAACGCCGTACCAGCGGGCGATTTCCTCGACGTTGTGCTGCCGCGTTTGCAGAAACTGTGAATCCTCCGGACTAATCGAGAGAATTGAAGCCTTCATCCCCTCCTGCAACACAGCCGGCTTGCCCGACTTGTCCGGCCCGCCATGTGTTTCAACCCACTCATTGCGGAGATTATTTCTCGCTGGGTCACTCAGCTTGCCAGGGTGTTCCAACAGCACACTAGGCCGTGCGCCGTTGCCAAAGTACGCCGCTCCATGTCGCTCGGTCCCGAGCCCGAATCCGATCGACTCACGAGCCGCCCGAACCACGCCTTTGCCAATCACACCATCGTCGCTAATCAGGCTCGGTACATGGAACATATCCGCTTCGTCAACAAACGACGGGCGGCCACTTCGATTCCAGACTTCGTACACGTAGCCGTTGTCGCCCTCACGCGGAGTCACACGCGAAAAGTGAATCGCGTGCAAGGCCACGACTGTGCCGCCGTTCGTGCGCTCAATCTCGGCGTAGCAGTTCCCGGCGTTAATCTGCTGCTGCATCATCGACGCACGGAACATCATCGAGCTTTGCCCGCGATTCGGCTCGGCGTAAATCAGCCGATGAACCGGGTGTTTCCAAGCGATTTCCTTGCCGCCGCCCGGCTTGTCTTTATAGAGATTGAACGGCAGGTGCGCAATGGACGCCGTGATCCAGCGGGTAGCAGCCCAGCACGCGGCATAGTTCATCGCCGTATTCTCATCAACTGGCACGCCCGCCAGCGTGTTGCTGCCGCCGAGCCAATCCATGCCGGCGCGCGGATGCCCGAGCTGCTGATTGATTGCAGCGCGTTCGCGCCGACCAAAGAGGATTTCAGCGATCATCGGTTTCCGCCTGGTTTGTCGTAATCAAAACCGCCTGCCGAGTGCTCCACGCACCGACCGCTGCGAGCGCCGCTCCTACCACAAACAACGCCGCCGACGGGCGCTCCCACCACAACCCCACGAATGCCATCACCGTGCCGCCAGATAATGCCGCATTGCGCACCACTGACGGCAGCCAATTATAGGCATTCGGTCGCTTCTCTTCCGTCACAGTGACAAACTCCCTGGGGTGTCGTAGACGCTGCCTTGTTCCATTGGCGCGACGATCATTCGGCCCAACGCCATGACCCCTGCCACAATCCCGTCGATCTTTTCCGTGCTCTTCTTCTTGGACGGTTTCAAGTTCCCAGCCGCGTCCGTCTCCACCGCGAAGTTGCCGGCCATCCAGTTCAGGCAGGGATTCCCGTCGTGCGCCAGCGTGCCATTCGCTAATCGCGCCAGCACCTCCTTAGTCGGGTCGCTCATGCTCTTATAGCCCTGCTGGAACTCGACCATCGTAAAGCCGTCTTCCTCAGCAAGCTGCAACGCCAACTGTCCGCCGTTCCACGGGTCGTAAGCGACTTCGCGAATGTCGTAGACGGCTTTCAGGTCGTTCAACTTCTGGCGAATGAAGCTGTAGTCGGTCATGTTTCCGGTGGTGCGTTCCATAGAGCCGCGGCGAATCCATTCGTCGAAACGAGTCTTGTTACTCCGCTCCCGATCCTTACACGCGCCTTCCGGCACCCAGAAGAACGGCAGCCAATACGCCTTGCCTTCTCGCTCGAAACAGAGCACCAATGCCGTTACGTCCTGTTTGCTCGCCAAGTCCAGACCGGCGTAGCACGGCTCGCCCTTGAACCACTCGGGGTTAAACGCTTCGTGCGCCGCTCTCCATTGGTCCATTGGGCTGGCGCGTA